TTTCCCAGTGCTAAATCTATCGTGTATTGGGTGATGCGCTGTTGTAGGGCTGTTTTGGCTCTCTCCAAAGCGTTGACAGACGCAGCAAGGCATTTCCCTGATAGCTTGCAGATATTTACTATCTTTCTTTTTTACTTTTATTTTCTGCCCTGTTGGTGGGCGTCCAGCTAAATTAGTCATGCCTTATTTTGTCCTACATAAGTGAAAACTTCTTTTGGAACAAATCGCGCAACCTCTACTTCTTTAGGTTTATTTGTTCTGTTCATATTCATTTTAGTGACTCTAAATTTTGGAATACATTCTATATTATTTACATCAACAAATTTAACAGTTTTACATTTATACCAATACACAACAAAAAAAGATGGTATCTTAGTTAAATTAGTTTGTTGCTGACCATCCATTATTTTAGACATTGGTATCATTATTTCTGGTAAATCATCGGCTGCATAATTAACCACCCTCATTTCTACAAATGCTTTTGGTTCATGGTTTCTATGAGCAACACAATCATAAATGCTGTATTTATACTGATGTTGAACGCAGCAATTCCATTTTTTAGATAAATATTCTGCAAGCTCTAATTCACGTTTTAGATGTTCAGGGGTTACGGTGTAGTGGGTCATAGCCTATTGCCTCAGACAACTTTTCCATAGCCATTTCAAAGTATTTATTAAATTCTTTTTGATCCATGTCATCAAAGCTAATGCTATCAATTATTCGCATATGACAGTTTGCTAGACCATTCCAACGCATACGCACATAACCACAAGCCCATTTAAGTTCATCGTGTAAGTGTCTATGTGTAGGCCACTTTCCTGTAGCCTTACACACGTTGTTTAATGTTGCCCAATACAAACTGTGATGTGGGTTAGATCGCTTACCAGTGGCTATTAAATCAAACGTCTGACTTTGTTTGTGTTCTTCTATTTGTTCTGCGTCAAACTGAGTACATGGCAGCAATTGACCATCTTTTAAATATACTTGAATTTTAGAAAGGGATTTCATCGTCCATACCTTGATTGGGTTGTGTCTGATCATTTTGCTGTGTAGTAGAATAACTGCTACTTGCAGCCTTACCCATCATTTGAATATCTTGGACTTTAACTTTTAAATAAGTCTTTCCATTATACTCCCTGGTCTTTAGCTCACCTACAGCAACAACTGGCGTACCCTTTACTAAATAATCTGCTATGCCTGTTCTGTAATATTCGCAGTCAAAAAATAGTGTACTTTTGTTTTCTCCGTAGCCATCATCAACAGCTACAGAAAAGTTAACAACACTATTTGTATCAAATTGTTTTACTTCTGCGTTTTTTGTTACGCGCCCAGCGATTGTAATCTGTTTCATTGATTATTCCACTCCAAATTCTTTATTTAATTTATCTCTTGCATCTATTAGTTGGTTATATTGATCTTCATTGATATTGGGGTTGTTAAGAAATTTTTTAAATTTTGCTTGGTTAGCTTTAAATTTATCCCAACCACACGTTTGAAAAAACTCTAACCAGGCATCCACTTTTTCTTGTATATTAGCAACGGCAAATTCTTGCTCTTGTGGCTTTGCGTTTTTAAAATCGTCTGCTTCTTCTTCTGAGTATACATCACCATGTAAGCCCACAAGTTTCAGTATAACACGATCTTTGGCGCGTTTTTCTGCCATAGCAAACGGATAACTGTTTTTATTGTTGTAAGGTGCAGCTTCACCTATTGACCACTCTGTAGCGTTCTCCATGTGTCCTGTAACGCATATAACAGCTTCTTTAGAGGCAACATCACAAGATATAATCTGTGGTGCATCAAACATAATATTTTTATGTGCAGCTATTTTTTCTAAAGCTTTATGCAGCATTACAGGAGTGCCGTGACAATCCCATACCGCTTTGTGTTGTGTGATGTTTATTTCGTCTAATAATTTAACTAGCTTTTCTGGTAATTTAGGCATCCTTTGTCTCCTTCTTATCAGACTTAATGCCAGCAAAAATCCCATCTTTATCAAAGTCATTACAAGCTTTTGTTATTGCTTCATCTATAACAGAGATGGCTTTTGCACCAAAAGTATAGTTAGCTGGTTCGCCATAATTTCTTTCAGCAAATTCTTTGTCTTTAAGTTCTAAAATTGCATTAGTTATATATAGCCGTAGTTGTGATGGGCTTGGATGTTTTTGACCAAATTTATTGTCCATTTTTTCGTACCTTTTTTTATTTACTATTGTCTTATATAATTATTAGTCTTATATATGCAACCATAAAGTTGCACAATGGAGACTTTTTTATGGAAAATATTTTAACAACTGAGGAAATAGTAAGGCGTTTAGATGGGCGTGTTCTTGCTAAAGTCATAAGGGATGTAGGCATTTCTAAGCATACTGTTTACCGCATTATGAAAGGTGAGGACGTATATTATTCTACAGTTAAAAAACTATCCGATTACCTAATTGAAAAGGAAAAACCCACAGTGAGGTAATACTGTGGGCTTCCCAAAAAGGTACGTTTTGTGCATAATGTCAAAACCAATGAAATATGCAAGGTCAACATAAACGATCTTGCCCAACAAGAAAAGGGTAAAAAAATTGTCAAATTTAGTAAGTAATTTAGTCCAAACAAAACGGATTGGTTCTACTACTCAAAAAGCAATCCTAATGTATATGGCAGACAAGGCTAGTGATGATGGCAGTGGTATCTGGGTTAGCAAAAAGAATATGGCTGCTGATTTGGAGATGGCTATTAGAACGCTTCAAACAAATGTGAGAGATATGGTTTCTTCAGGTTTATTAACTGAGGCTGGACAGAAAAAATGTAAAACTGGATATACTATAGACTATTCTCTTAACCTAGAACGTATTGGAACACTTGAGAACACTAGAGAACCCCATGCAATAGCTGCACCCCTGCAGGAGATGCACCCCTACCCCCGCAGCAAATGCACCCCTACCCCTGCAGGAGCTGCACCCAAACCATCCTTAGAACCATCCATTAAACCTAATATAAGTGTTAGGACTATTTTATGTGAGTGGTTAGTAGAAGAAAATTCAGCAGATAGTTTTATTAAATATCGCAAGGGAATTAAAAAAGAGCTTACAGAAACAGCAGCAAAAAGATTAGCTGAGAAGTTAAGATATATTTTTGTTGGTGGTGGAACGCCAGAAGATGCCTTGGCAATGTGTGAGGAAAAAGGTTGGCAATCTATAGAACCTGATTGGTATTTTGGTACACTTTTTGGTAAAGATAGTTTAGAATATAAGAAGGCTATGGAAAGAATATTAGAAGTTAAAAAAGGTATAAACTAATGAATTATGGTTATCGTATAAATTTAATTAAAAAAGAATTAGAAAACTTATTAAGTAGCTATTCTATTCCTATGCACTTACGCCACGATGAAGACGTAAAAGCAAAAGAAATAGAGATTATTTCTAAAGCATTAAATCAATTGTTTCCTAATGATTGTAACCAAGAGGTTATATCTGGAGCATTTGAACGCGCTGAATTAAAAATAAAAGCTGCACATATGTCTAGGTCATGGCCTAAAGCATCAGATATTGCCACAGCGATTAAAGTTAGCATTGCAAGTGATAGTGAAGCTTCTGGTGTTTCTGCAACCTGGTATCCTGATCCAAAGGTAATTAACGCCAACAGAATTAAGCGTGGTGAGCCAGTAAGCGAATTTTATATCAATGGTAAGCTAGGTGAAGAATTAATAAATGATGGTTTAATAACTGAGCATGATCTACAGCCATATAAAGAATACTTAGCTGTAGAAAAAATAAACAGAATATGATAATAGCAAACAACACATTTTTGTGTTACTCTACATTGGGGCGATACTGCTTCATAATCCTCCCAATGTGAGGTTGCCTCAACTGCCCCTATGTGATCTGCTCCGTAGGGGCTTTTCTTTTTGCAAATATATAATATAATACCATATATAGACGCACCCAAGTATGGACGGACTAAATGAAAAAAACTTTAACTTGGCCAGCTGATAAAATAGAGCGAAAAAAAGTAAAAAATTTAATACCTTACGCACGAAACAGCAGGACTCACAGTGAAGAACAAATATCACAAATTTCAGCAAGTATTAATGAATGGGGTTTTACTAACCCTATTCTGATAGATGTTAATAATGAAATTATAGCTGGGCATGGGCGTTTACTTGCCGCGCAAAAGTTAGGCTTAGAGGAAGTTCCATGTATAACGGCTGTTGGTTGGTCGGACGCACAAAAGAAAGCTTACGTCATAGCCGACAACAAACTAGCTCTAAACGCAGGGTGGGATAACGATATGTTGTCCATTGAGTTTGCCGAACTAAAGGACATGGACTTTGATCTTGGCCTCACGGGTTTTGACGCTGATGAACTGGCGAAGCTGCTGCAAGAGCCAGAAAAGGAAGGTTTGACCGACGAGGACGAGGTTCCAAATGCACCAGAACAACCTGTAACGGTGGAGGGTGATGTTTGGATACTAGGCAACCACAGGCTAATGTGCGGTGATAGCACAAGTATTGATGCAATTGCGAAACTTATGGATGGAGTGACACCTGACCTTATACACACTGACCCACCATATGGAATGAATGCTGTCAGTAAGTCTTCCGTTTTAACGAAAAGTTACGGAATTGATATTTTAGGAGATGACACTCCAGATGTTGCAAAGGATGCCTTTACGCTGATCTATGGTTTATATCCAAACTCAAAACAAATATGGTGGGGGGCAAATTATTATTGTTCTGTTTTACCTGACAGCGAATGTTGGCTTGTTTGGGACAAGAACAATGGACAAAGCGATCAAACCGATTGTGAATTAGCGTGGGCTAACTTTAGAAGTGTTGTTCGTCAATTTACGCAAGTGAGTGAAAAGACAAACAGAGTGCATCCCACGCAAAAGCCAGTTTCATTGATGGAATGGATTATCAAAAGATTTAACGTCAGCGCGAAAACAATAGCAGACTATTTTGGTGGCTCAGGGTCAACATTGATTGCGGCAGAAAAGCATGGTTTGCGGTCATTCACGATGGAATATGATCCAAAGTTTGCAGATGTGATTATTAAACGTTGGCAAAACTACACTGGCGAAACCGCAGTTTTAAAGGAAACAGGACAAACTTACCATGATTTAAAGGCGGTCAGATGCAAAGCCGCGTAATGAGTGGAGTAGAAGCGGTTACTAACGTGCTAATAGGATACACAATCGCAACCGCAGCAACTTATGTTATACTACCTATGCACGGTTATGACGTAACAACACAAAAAGCCCTGTCTATCTCTTTAGCTTTCACTGTCATATCTTTAGCGCGTTCTTACATTTTACGCAGGTTTTTCAATAGGTTATGAGATGAATGAAAAAAACAAGGGTGGCAGACCACCAATAAAGCTTAGTAAAGAACAAAAGGGTGAGTTGGAAACCTTAGCTGCTGTGCTTAACGTAGAACAAATTGCAGATTATTTTGGTATAAGTAGACGTGTATTCTATGATATTATGGA